AGCATTTGTCCACAATCCTGTGTTATTTGCTGATCTAAATGAACTATCTGGTTTACCAAATACATCTACTAATTGGTTTTCAGATGTAATAAGAGTTCTTTCGTTTATAGGCCCCCAACGGAATACGCCTGCTAATGCACCTTCGGTTGTTCCCACAGCCGCTGTTGCATTTGTCAAGTCGATTTCACTGAAGTTAACGCCTGGACTTAATTGAAAAGCCATTATTTGTTTCTCCTTGTTTATTCTAAGTTATAAACTTTTAATTATTGTGAGTTTATAAGCTATATTTATAATAATTTAGTTTTAGAGCAGCCAGCTATCATCATCGTCAGATACACTCATGCTAACGTCTTGGTTTTGATTTTCATGATCATAACTATTAAATCCTATGGGAAGTAGGCTTTCAATCATCGCATTTTCATTTCTTTCTTTTAGTTTATCCACTGTATTTATATCAGTCATCTCCTTGAAGAATATCTGATCTGACATCCATCCAAAGAGTACTAAACCCATAACTAAGTCATCATGTCTACCAGATTCTGCTTGATAAGTCTTTCCTCTTCGTGAGAAGGTTGAAAACTCGTTTACAGTATCAAAATCATTAATAATGATCTGATCTTGCTCAATCAGCATCTTGATCATGTTACAACCAACTGCTTTAACTGATTTTGTTGTTCTAATGCCCTTATCTGCATTTTTTGAAAACCCAGTCGATAGTCTTTTGCCTGATCTGCCTGCGCTTTCTGTTAGCAACATGGATTCACACTCGAACTCATGATGCAGTAAGTCTGTCACTTGCCCACCAATGTCGTTGATCTCGACTAATGTGTAAGCATCATTATATCTTTTCAGTACATTGTGTATCGTACTCGCATAATCAATTGGGCTAATTGTGTTATCTCTATACACAAACACTTGTTTATATGGCATTGTGGTCACATCTATGACATGAAATGCTGAATAATCTAGCCCCTTTCCTCGTGACACATCTGCAATAAGACAATAGATGTGATCTTTTTGTGGTTGTTCATATACTTTCATCTGTGAAGTTTCAGCTATTGGTCGCTGAGTAACAAGCGTTTTTAACTTGCTTCCGTCAATCAATGTACCAGAAGAGCCTAAAAATCCACACTCAAATTCTTGATTAAACTTTTGTTTATCAAAATCCATAGCCGCAAGTGTCTCTTGTTTCCAAGCATCGTCACGACCAGGCACTTTTTGCCACGGCACTTCCACATATTCAAAACCATTTGTATCTTCTTTTGCGCCTTGACAAGTTTTATAAAAGTGATTCAAACCATTTGGTGTCGATGTATACAACATCTTTGTAGTCTCACCAGATGAAATGGTTGGAAACACTGAAGCAAAGAACTCATCCCAGTTCTCTACGAAAGCAGTCTCATCAATATACAAGAACGAAATCGATTTACCACGAATCGCACTTGATGAAGTTGAGCCAGCAATAATTTTACATCCATTCTCAAATTCAACAGAACCTTTGTTCCATTCCATAACACCCTGCTGTAACCACTTTGGCAATGCTTCGTATGCAATCTTGATTCGATCAAGTATTTCACGAGCCGCATCACCTTTGTTTGCGAGTAACGCAACGGTCTTATGTTCGTTGAAGATAATATAATGTAGAATCACAGCAACAGCAGTTGTTGTTTTACCTGCCTGTCTTGATGTTACAACTGTTACTCTACGATTGTTTGTTATCTTATCAACAATCTCTTTCTGATAATCGTACAATGCGATAGGTATTAATCCTCTATCTACATGAACGATTTGAATATACTTTTCTGCGAAGTATGTTGGATTCTGAGCGCATTTAACGAACTCTCCAACCATATCTTGTGTGAACTCAACAGATACGCCCTTTCTTTTCAGATTGACATTTCCGTTGTAGCCCTTTTCTATCGCATTAACCATCGCTATTTTTCATGTCCTTAATCAACTGCTGTAGTTCATTTGTAGAACCAACAAACAAGTTGTTATTCGTTGTGGGGTTTTGCGAAGAGTCTGTACTAGACTCTCCTTCTACCTTTAACTTATCTGTAGACATCTTAACTAAATCTTTGTTAGCATCTACGAGAGTCTTCATGATGGTCGAAACGACTTCATATGCTCTCGGATGCTCTGATGCTTTTGCTACATCGAGCATTTGCTCTAACGCCTCTGTTCCAGATTCGATTACATTATAGAAGTTACTTCTAGCATACTCATAATCTTTATCTATCTTGTCGTCAGTGGGAACTTCTGTTCTTTGAACTATTTTCCCTTCGACTACATCATTCAGAGGCTCAAGTCCTAGACTTTTACCTATTTCATCATTCATATTATAACCTTTTACTCGTGTTCTTTAGCAACACCCGATGTTGTTGCTCCATCTCCATCACCATCTGATATTACTACCATTGCTTTCCAGTCATCATCTATACCAATGCTTTGTGTGAATGCGTCTCTTGCCGTATCGTCTGCTATTAAACCAGTGACCAACTTAGTCACCAGTGCGCCAGATGGTCTATTTGCATTTGGTGTTGGTATTGTGATTACATCACCAACTTTATATGTTTGTCCACTAGTACTCAAGAATGTATTCCAAGAAGCCTGATTGACATCTGCTGTCTGATCACCAAGTTTATATATTCGAACACTTGTATTAGATGGTATAGATGCCATATCTACAGGAACAGCAGGCTGTACTGTAATCTGTGAGCCAGATGCTCTTGTTGTTGGAGTTGCTGTACCACCAGTACCAGTATTTACATAACTTGACAATTGACTGTTTACAGTAAATGTTTCGCCAACAGCAGGGTCAGAATCTGCACCAATCGCATTCCAGTTCCTGTTAGAACCAAGATTACTTATTTTATATGTCTCACCAACAACCAAGTCACTAAATGCTATACCTGTTTGAAGATTAGTTGTTGGGTAAATGTCAGCATCAACAAAAGTAATCTGCTTCTTGCTAGACACCGGTCCGAAGAAGTAACCTTTCATTGTGAAGTTCAATGTCCAAATCAACGCTCTTCTTGATTCAAAGTCGCCCTCGTATGTGTCTTCTTGTGACACACTGTTTAGTATGATTGGTATATCGAAGTATGTGTTTAGTTCATCAATCAACTTAACACTCACTGTACAATCTGGTTTGAAGAATGGTAGTATCTGCTCAACAATCTTTGTACCATCTTCGTTATATTTTGTCATAATGTTCAACTGAAACTCAATATCGTATGGAGCAGGTGAAAACATTGTAGTCATTGTTCCATCAGCCGCACTTGCTCTAACCAGTTTTGTCACACTTGTTAACTTTCTATCTGGCGCATATGTCATTCCAGTCATTTCAAAAGACATTCTTGGTAATGTGATTGCGGGTGCATTGTTCTGTAGATTCTGATCAAGTCTAGCAAGTATCTTTTGCATTGGTGCGTAGTTGATCGGCACCTTCATTCTTTGAGTGGTTGTGTTTCCAGTCTTTCTGCTTATTTCGATGTCGTTAAACATCGTGCCGAATACAGCAACATATCGTCTAGTCGTCTCGTTGTAAAAGTGATTACCGTACATTAGAAAATATCATCTCCAAATGGGTTGCCTTGACTGAAGTCAATAATGTTATCTGCTTGAATACCAGTATTAACCATGTCTTCAAACGCAGTGTTTTGACCACCTGTATTAGCATCAAATGTTGCATCATCAACAGGAGTACCATCAGCCTGAACAGTCTTGTGATTAGAAAATACTGCTGTAATTAAATCTGCTTGTGCTTGCGTTAATACGCCAGAAACTTCAGGTATTGTAAATCTTTCTTGACTATATTCGAACAACTCACACTTCAGATCAAATGTTTGTAGTGAACCCATTTGATAGAACACTGCTTCATGCTCAACAAATGTGATTTCGAATATCTTCTTGTTTAGTGGGAAGTATAAAAGATCGCCTTCAAGAGGTCTTCTTTCAGTAGCAGTAACACCACTTGTTCCTCTATCCACATCATCATTAGTACCATCACTATCACTGTCAGTAGTGTCTATAATATTAGAGACTGAATCTCTATATCTCTTTTGAGCGATAGTGAATGTGATTGAGTCACGAACTTCAAGACCAAACTTAGATAAGAAGTCGCCTTCTCCCTCAAAGCCCTCAACATTCTTAATATACATTTCAACTGGATACGCAGAAAGATACTGGGCCAAGTCATCTTCTTGAAAGATGTTGTCCCTAGAAGCAGGGTTTCTTGGAATATAGAAACAGTCAAGACCAAACATCTTGATAGACTCAATAACCAAGTCTTCTATGAGTGACTGCTCTTGAGTATACCCATAGTTGTTGAAATAAGAATTTGTAGCCACTCTATTATCCTATCATATCGGTTGCGGGCAAAGAATAGCTTGAAGCCATTTCTTCTTCAAGTCTTTGAATCTCTTCTCTCGCATCACTTAAAATTTGTTCTCCATTGAACTGAACGCCACCGGGCAATGTCATGCCATTGAACTTGGTGAGATTTGAACCCCACTGATACTTGATCTTAGCCGATGCATAGTTTTGTAGGAAACGGTCTTTCCAAACATCAGAACCATTTGACGTATCTACAGTTTTATATGCTTCAACAACAATATAGTTACCCAGTGAAAGTTGATCCCAATCTGTATCAATCTGAATCTTGTTTGTGTGTCTATTGAATCTTAGTTGCTGTTTACCAACCAACATCTCATCTAAAAGAGATAGATGAGCCATTGACATATAGTAATGAGTTATGTTATAATTAACTATGTCGTGTAAGTTATGAAGAATAAACTGATACTTTGCGTTAAACATACCAGTACCAGTAGATACTTCTGATTCCATTGGGAATAGATTAGAAACACCAATGTATGGGTCTTCAATAGTCTCGAAAGTAAGACCAGTTGTTGAGCCAGCAACAGTTGTTTCGCCAGAACCATCTGTATTCTTTAACTGAAAAGTTCCACCACCAACTGAAGATGTAGATACTCTGTAGTCACCAGTTGCTAGTGTTGCTCCACCAGTTAACACACCAGATACTCTAATCAATTGACCAACTTCTGGAACATTTCCAGTTGTAGTGAACGAAGCAACTGTGTCAGACACTGCTATTGTGCCAGTCATCTTCGTCTTAACACTTAGATCAATGTAGCGAGTTTCGTACAACCCTCTATATAAATCTGTTATTTGTCGTGCGCCATTAGCCCCATGCACACTTGTGAAAGTATCACTTGTAGCGAACTTACCTATAGTAAACTCACTTAGAGATGGTCTTTTAAAGAAAACTCTGTTGTTATCTACATCGACTGCAACTACAGTTGCTTTTGCTGTGGCTTCTTCAGCACCACCACTAGATGAAGATACTTCTTTGATGACATCACCTACTTTGAAGTCACCCTCTGAAAGTGTGCTAAATTCGATATAAGAGTTCAGTACTCTGGCTTTATAATATACTTTTTCTACACCATCGAAGTGATAATCATGATAATACGCTAACGCCTCATCAACTCTATCTGTCACTTGATCATCAGAAACATTGATATCGATTACTGGTTTACCCAGTTTTCTGAGACAATATTCTTTAAATTCGGCTTTAGTTGTTGGCTCTGCCATGTTCGATTCCTAAATTATGTTGGTATAATATACTATTTATAAGCAATAAATTTGTGCTTTTCATCAGATACAATGAGTATAAATATTTATAAATAAGTGATAACAGACTTCACTTAATTTCTATTGAAAAGGATAAAGGATTAAAAATGGCAATTCCAAACATAGCAACAATACCTTCAGGTTCTGGTAGCGGCAACTATCCGGGCGATACTGGTTTTGAGTATAGAGGCGGTAAAACAACCTTTGGTTTTTATGGAACATTTTCAGGCAGTGATACAAACAATAACATAAAAATTCAAGCCGCATTTGATGACGGTTCCACTAACGCTAACTGGGTAGACTTAACTGATGCTCAAGGTAGCGCAGTTGTGGTTCAAGGAAACGATATTGTTTCAGTTGACATTGGAAAGTGCAGATTAAGATTCAATCTTGTTGTCGGAACAGGAACTACAGGCCCAATCAATATTTCTGCATCATAGAGGTAGAATAAATGTCTACTTCTACTATAAAAAGAGGCCTTATCACTAGAGGTGTTGCAACAAAGGGTCTTATATTTGAATCAGAATTCGCAGTCACAGGTGAACTAACTTCAGTTATTACATCTGCTGGGTCACTTAGTGTCAATGAAAATATTGATGCGGATACTGCTGTATATACAGCTACCGCAAGAGATCCGAATGGTGTGACTTCTGGCTTCTCATTTGCCATATCTACTGGTAATTCTTCTGACTTCACGATAAACTCTAGCACTGGTGTTGTGACAATAGATGCTTCTCCTAATTTTGAAGCACAGCCATCATATTCATTTACAGTCACAGCAACAAAGAGTGGGCAACCAACAGCAACAAAAAATGTAACTATTGGTGTCAATAATCTTGATGATACTGCACCAACTATTACTTCTGGTGCTACAGCGACAGCAATCGCAGAAAATTCTGGTGCAGGTCAGGTTATTTACACTGTAACTGCTGATGATTCTAGCGATATTTCTGGTGGAGTTACATTCTCGAAGAGTGGTACAGATCAGAGTCACATCAGCATAGACTCAACAACAGGCGCAGTCACATTAACTGCTAACCCTGATTTCGAAACTAAGTCATCTTATAGCTTTAATGTAATTGCTACAGATGCGGCAGGCAATAATTCTACTCAAGCAGTGACACTAGCAATTACTGATGACACTTCTGACAATGGTATTCAACACACAATCACTCATCTCAGTCAGTGTATTCAAGGTAGTTCCACACCATATACGGAAGCAAATGGCTTCTGTTTATATGGGGCACACTGGACAGGTAATTCTAATACCGGAAGCTATAGAGGCGGTTCGAGTGTTAGCCCTGATCATAACTCAATTTGGGGATCGAAGGGTGCAAATAATGCTAATATGATTCAAGACCTTTGTTTTACTACCAGTAACTATGGTGGATATAGTTCAAGCCAACCATCTCGTCATAGGTTTACCGTCCATGTTGCAGGAAATCACTCTAACAACCCGACCAACTGGTCAGTTACCCCTAACCCAGGAGTATCAGAAACATTCAATAAAGCTGACCTTGATATAAATACATATCAAAGTAATGGAGCGCATTTCTATGAATGGTATCTGGGCGCAACTGTGCCTGCGTCAGGAACAGCATGGCACGCCGCTAAAAACTTTACAAATGGCAACACTTGGACAACAACATTCACTGTACTATAGGAATTTATAATGATATCTTGGAAAATAAACAAAATAGAAACTTCATCACACGAATCCATGTCAAATGTGCTTATGTGGTGCGAATGGGAGTGTACATACAAAACAGAATCTGTGTATCGAAGAAGCTATGGAAGGTTAAGGCTTTGTCACGAAAACATAGCACCTGAATCGTTTATTGAATATGATCAACTTCAAGAAAGTGCAGTTATTGAATGGGTTAAACAGCATCTTGGACAATATCGAGTTGATGAAATTATAGATGCAAATACAAATACTGGTATGGAATCTGTTGAAGAAGATTGGAAAGACAATACGATTGTATGGCCTGCTAACTGGTAGTCATTCATCGTACATAAATAGTATGATAACACATGAACCTAAGAGAATCGCATGGCTGGCAATAGAAAATATCTAAAATTCGGGCTTAGAGCAGACAGAAATCTGGCTGATCTTACTGATGCAACATCGGCTATAAACAACCTGATAAACGATTTATCTGTGCAGGTAGATGTGTTTGGTAACGCCACCGGATTTACCACATTAGATATTGCTCCACTGAGTCAGATATCTAGTACAGATATAG